TCTTTAAGTACATCCATTAAATGATCAAATCCTAAAGTTTCCAAATCAAAAGCATGATGTACTGTATCTTCTGGATTCTTTTTAAGTAACCAAGGATTTTCATGAACAGGACCAATTTCAGTTTTAACAAAAGGATCTTTTTCTAGTATTTTATTAAATGTTAAACCTTCACCACCAAACGGTTTATCACCTGCCACTTCTTTAACTTGGTTCATGTAATGATTTGCCTCTTCCTCATTCTTAAACGATTGAGCAGGCAAAGAACCACCTCTTACTTGATATCTATTCTCATTTAAATATTCTTTAACCGGGACATTATTAATTGATTTATCAGTTAATTTTTCCCATTTCTTACCAAGTTCTGTAGTAGCAAATCCTTTCTCTGGTAAATTTGCTTCTCTTCTTTTGTTATAAATAAGTGGCCCAGAAATATGGCTATCATCAATTGGAGCGTGTATTATTCCTTGGTCAGCCAACTTACGTATTGGGTCGTGCTCAGTACCCATTTCATTTTTAACGTAATTGGTTAGATTTTTGTCAATCCATTTGTTAACGGCAATCTCATTATTGTGCTCACGCAAACGACGAATCGATCTTTCTTGCAATGGATCAGTTGGGTCTTTTGCCGACTGCTCAAATCCTTCAAAAAGCGATGGACTAATTAATCTGTTTTCGGACTTCAATCCTTTTAAAAATCCTTCAGGGCTATGATTCAACCAACTACCACCCTTGGGCTTGACAGCGAACATAGCCATCTGTGGCTCAGCAAATGAACCAGGCATTAACTTCTGGCCTGTAGCAACCCTGTCTGCAATCTCTTGCCCAACCATCTTGGCGCCTTTTACCGCCGCCTCACCCGCTCCAGGGATAACAGCAAAGCTACCACCGAAGTCAGCCATCTTGTTGAGGTTAGAGTTGGGATCTTTGGCTAAGTCAGGTATCAAGCCCTTGATGTCCTCAGAGCCTCCAGGAATAGTGCCTGGCTCATACCCTTCAAACTTCCTGCGACGGACGTCACGTGCCATGTTATGCAAACCAATGGCTGTGTTAGCCATGTCAACAGGCAATCCTGCTGTAGTTGCAACAGCACTGCGTCCACCAGAGTAGATCATGTCGAGCAATGCTCTGGCAGGTATGCCCATGCCAATTGCATCTGCTTTGATTTGTTCAAGTGTCAGGGGTTTGTTTGCTTTAGGATTGGGCATAGCACCTCGCAATATTACACATGAGTGTACCCTTGCTACACATACTTAATCAACCAAAGGTGGGGCGAACCACATAAAGCAGTGTTTTCCATTTTCAAATAATGACGATATATCAATAAAAGTACTGGCGCTAACCCAATATTTCGCCCCTTCATGATCATACATCAGATCATTGAGCATATGGATTACCCCTTTGAACTGGATTGGCATCAATTAAATCTTCTGGGTCATAGTCGTCTCTAGGCGGAGGATCTATGTTTAAGAACCCTGCATCCCTCAACCACCTAAGAGCCTGTGTGAGCGCATCAACGTAATCATCATGTGTTGCATCAGGAAAAGCACAAATCTGGCTTATGGCGCCTTCTGCCCAGTCTCTGACGTATCCCTTGTTAACACTAGACTCAGGCACCCAGACTCTTCCTGCCCGTATGATATTGGCCACAATTGAAAGCCTCTGAACCTTATCTGCTTTACCAGGGTTATAGCTTTCGACAGGAAGTTGAGCACGTTGTAAGTCTTGTATAAGACTGATACCCGCGCTCTTATCCTCTACCAGAATCATTTCTATGCGCTTTTTGTCTTTGCCTTCACCATACACCACCTCGAACTCATCCATAACCCTTGGCTTGAGGTCTGGATACTGTAAGCGATCTTGCCACGCATCTAATATAAGCACACTCATTGGAGCGTCTAATGGCTTAAACACACCAAATACCAAGCAAGCAGTAGGATCGTTTTGTGACTTGTCTGTATAAGCACAGTCCAAACTCATGCAGATAAACTCTAGCTTAGGTAAAGGCATAACATCGCCCTGAGAATTAAACGCAGGCCAGAGCTTGAACCACTTACGCTTAACAATACCTGTTAATTCAGGATCTAATATCTCAGCCAACACTTCCTGTCTGTAAAGTGCAGAATCAGGGTCATACTGCTCGATTTGTTTCTTAAAGTTAGCCGATAGGTTATCAATGTTGGCGTAGGTGGATGCAGTGGTCAGAGATACATCCTGTCCATTTCGACCCACCAACTCGACTATTAAATCTTTAGGCTTAGGCGTTGTCGTACACATAAGTTGTGTTTTGTTGCCTAGTCGGATCGAAAAGCTCAGCAGATCCCAAGCTTCTTGGAGGTAATCCCAAGCAGCCAACTCATCGAGCCATCCACCATGAAACTGTGGGCCGCGGAACCGCTCAGGCTCCGAGGCGGGGATGCCTTTAATAATAGAGCCGTTGATCAGGGTTATCTCATTATCGTCCTTGAGGTGCTTTTTAATGAGAATCTGGGGTATGACATTAACCAAGCCAGAGTCACCCATGAAGCAGACGTCTTTTAGGTCTGAGTGCGTTGGAGCGCCAACCAACCATCTAGTCTTGGGCTTGCTCCATGCTTGCCACCAAAGCCACTCCGCCGCCAGTCTGGTCTTCCCCGCCCCCCGTCCCCCGAGCACTAAAGCAATTGACCAGTCCCAACTCTCAGGCACTTGGTGAGCATGGGCTATTGATAGCCATTTGATCCTCGATGCGTAGGCAAGTTGATCCTCTGGCGGTAATACAGCAAAGTGAGCCTTGACCTCTGGAGAGGTAAGTATCTCAATAACCTCGTCAATCTCCTGCGTTTGCACTTTGTTTCTTAAGCATAAGGTGTTCAACAACAGTGTTCATTGCGTCCTTGGCGGTCACAATAATTTCAGACTGCATGGGGTTTTCCCTATCGCCGGCGATTATCGTCCTGTCGCCGTACTTCTTGGGGTTCCACTTAGCTAGGAGCTTTAGCTTGATCTCAGCCCTCATCTTGACCAGTTGGACATACCCTGGGTCAACCCTTCCTCCACCCTCGGTAAGTATTCTTTCGGGTTCTTGGCTAATCTCATTGAGGATGTCCTCAGCTATGGCATCCCCTCCTTGATCACGTGCGTGTGCGATGGCTCCCGATAAATTAGGGTCTTTATGCATCCACTCATAGATCTTCTGCCAGGCAGGCATATGATCATCTCTACATATTTGTCTTAGTGGCTCCCCATTACTTAGCCTTTGACAGATCTCATCTGCTAGTTGAGGCGTGTATTTTGATGGGCGGCCAATCTTCTTCTTTTGTGGGGCGGTTACGTTATCCATATTATTCCAATGTCGAACCTTTGATAATCTTTATTATATTCTATCCTGCCATTAAACGTCTTTCCATCTGCTTTATAGTGGACTTTAGCTGTGTGTTTTCGGTTTTTAGGGCAATTACTTTGGCGTCCAGATACTTGAGCCTTGAGCTTACATAGTCCAAATAATCGCTAACCTCCACAAACGTAGCCTCTGGCTTTGTCGGCTCGTCCATTAACTTTTTTGGCGCCAATTGTTTCTTTGTAACCATTGTTAACTTTCAGTTAAAATTTAACATTTCGGCCAAATCATCAGAAAATCTTTTGTTAGCAACAAAGTACATAACGGGCTGTTGAGCATCTGGCATATGTAATTTTACTATAACCGTAGGCTCATTGAGCAAGTTTTGAAAACCTTTTGCTCCAGTTTCAGTCTCAAATATTCCACCAATTACATCTAATTCATTCATTATTTTTCTCCTTCAATGCCTGTTCTACTGCTTTTATAACGTCAATCAAAGGTCTATGAGCACTTAACTGCCACTCCGCTATTGCTTTCATTTCATCATCAGTCAACCCTACCCATTCTCGTGGATTCAATTGATCCGCCATATCCAACATACAACTTAAACAAGTTGGGCAAAATGACATAGGTAAAATTCCAAAATTACCTTGTATCCCACCCTCGGCGTCTGTATATTCACACGAACAAGCCGTGCATTTGTGCATTTCTTCTTCAATCATGCGCTTCCTTGTTTGACTTGACTTCAAAGTCAAACCACTCGTGTAGCTCGTTGATCACCTCATTAAAAATTGACTCGTTGATATCAGATTCACTAGGGATGGTGTTATGCTTGTATGCTCTTTTATGACCAAGTATCACCCCATCAAGTACGCACTTTTCGAGCAGTAATGTAAATTTTGGTGTCATGTGTTCTTCTCCTTTAACTTAGCTTCTATTTCTTTTGCAAAGTCATGTGTCCACGCTCCATAAATGATTCGCCATTCATCACAAATTGGGTTTAAATCTTCCTCAGTCAAGCCTACCCATTCTTTAGTTTGTGGTGTGGTGTAGAGAGGTTTACAAGATTCATTTATTTTTGTGCAAATCATGTTTCCTTTACTGTCTATCCATCCCACAGGCTCACCATGCTCTTGCTTTTCTGATTCTGTAGTCGAAGGTACATAATGTGGATAGGGTTCATTTACTAACTCAACGCCTTGCCCAGTCTCATATGCCTTTACAGCTTCTACATTCCATTTTGTCTTAATCATTTTTGTCCTTTTGATGTTCTATAAATGCTCTCTTAATAATTTCTATGGCATTATGATATACATCAGCAACTGTAACCATGCACATCACGCCTGTATTTTTATAAGTCATTCTTGTCCTCATGGATAGCTTTTATATTCAAAGACAACTTCAACTGGCTCGTAGGTTGCCTCAAAGATGTCAGGCTTGCACGGGTAGTGTTCACCCTTTACGCCAGTGATAATCCAGTCGCCAGGTGTGACTATATGCCCACCTTCAATCGTTTCAATCCAACCCCATCCATGTTTTTCTGGGTCGTGATTAAAAAATTTTTTGACACAATCATGGTCGCCGTCTTTAAACCATTGTTTTGCCTCTATCACCACGGGTTTTTTTCTAAACTTCATGCTTGCCCCCTGTTAGCAATAATTATTTCCATAGTTTTTCTTTGTGCTTCGTACAAAGGCTTTGCACAATCTTTGCATAGTTGGGCATTTAATCCTTGCCAATGAAATGAAAACATTCTGTGTGTTTTTGGAAATTCCGTACTTGG